GACCCACAATTCCACTTGCGTAGTGCAAGAGCTTTGCGAGTTAACTTGCCATCTTTTTTTAATGGTCCTTTTACCTTCGACATTCTGGCACAAAAAGATTTTCTTCTGCCTTTCTCTGTCTTAGTTAGACCTGTCTTTTTAGTAACAGGAGCTTGCAAGTTTCCACCTGTTGCTCGGTTGTATTTTCTACGACCCGAAGCAGTAAGACCACCAGTGGGGTCTTTATCCTTCTTGGTCATTGATACGCCCTTAGACATAAAAGATGTAAGCTATTTCAAATATAACACTATTACTTAATTTTTAAACTATTGCGTCTATGTTGATAAGATATTTTTTTTGAACTGGTCTTACTTGCTTTAAATCTTCTTTTCTCTTTACTACTCATTTCTTTTGTAGTCTTTGGAGTTTTACTACTAACTCTTTTTGAAGGTCTGCAAGCAGGGTAGCCACCACGCTTCTCTCCTTTCTGCCGACCACAAGGTTTGCCTGTCTTAACATCAACCCATTCTTCTTTAAACCATCTGCGTAAACTCATTTGCCTACTTGTTTTTGTGCTGCTGTATGTGCAGCTTTAAATGTTTTACCTTCACGCATAAGCTTTTTCATCATATCCATGTGTTTTTTGGAATGATGTTTTGAATGTTTATTGAGAGTAACTATTTGTTTAGGTGTTAGCTTTGCCATTCTTCTTTTTCTTTTTGGAGTTTTTGGATAAGATCATAAAATCTTTTCTAGTGATTTTCTTATCACCATCAACATCTAGTTTGTACTGCTTACCTTTTAATGGCATAGTTAAATCCTCAATGATTTTCTTGTGTAACCACTGGCAACTCGTTTCTTACCACCAACAGCTACTTGTCCTTTGCAAACTTTAACAGCATAAGCATTAGCGTAAGCAGAAGGATAGACCTTAAACTTACGCTTTGCTGCTGCTTTACCTCTGGCACATAACTTAGCCATTAGCCGAATACATCACTACCACCTAAACGTCTTTGTACGTCTTCGGTGTATGTAACATCTTTACCATAGCGAGGATCAGACATTGCAGCTACTACCTCTGCTGTCGATCTATATGGTGAAGGTCCACTGGTAGCAGGTTTTCCAGAGTACAAACTTGGTTCAACTCCCATAGCGTTTTGGTATCTAGTATATAGTCCTTGTACCATCATACTAAGTTGTGGTCCAGACATTGTGTTTGTTGCTTCATTAAAAGCTTCAATCTCTGGCTTGGGTAGATTTTCTAAAGCCCAACTAACCATCTTGCCATAGGCTTCATCTCCACCTATTGAATCTCTAATACCTTTTACTTCTTCTTGTGCTAGTTCTTCTGCTGCACCTTCTTCACCTTCAACAAATCCTCTTTCAACTGCTACTCCTCTTAAATAAGAATCAACAGCATTAGCAGATAGACCAGCATCTAATAAAGATTGATACATTTCTTCTGGTATCTCCCCTTCATTTTTATCAAACTCAGCAGCTATCTTATATGGATCAATACTATTTTCTTTAAATATTTCTCCTAAGATTTCTCCATAGTTTTCATTCACAGAATTGTAATCTACAGATCCATCTTCTTGATAGAAGTCTTCATACCCTTCTGGTACTCCTGTAGTTTCTTCTGCTGATTTAGATGGCTGATCTTCTTCTGTAACAGTACCAAGCTTACCTTCTAGTTCTTTGTAACTGTTTGCTAGATCTTCTACAGATTTAAACTTGCCAAGTATCAAGCCATTCTCATCAGTTTCATTTTTAGCTAAAGTCTGTAAATCTTCAGCAGACATTGGTGGTGTCTCAGATACCTGTGCTTGTGATGAAGTCATAATTTTTTTGGTTAGTTAAATGTCATTGTATTACCATTTTTAGTCTTGACCACCTTTGGTTCTGTTTTAGTAGGTTCGTCACTCACACCTAATTTACTTACAACAGCTTTTGTTGGTTCAGTATTAGGTGTCTCAGGTTTCTTGGTTGGCATTAGATTCCTCCATTTGTTGGGTTTGTGCATCAAGTGCTTGTGCTTGTGCATTGTTTTTAGGATCAAGTAATGATGATCCCAAAGCAGCAGGTCCAAGACTTTGAATAAGCTGTTGCTGTGCAGCAGCCTGTTGTTCTGCTTGGATCTCTTCTTGTGTTTTTACTAGGTTAGCAGTATCTATACCGATACTGGTAGCTAGTCTTTTCACTGCTTCATCTACATTGACGTACTGTCTCATGACATCTGGTCCTAATGATTGTGCAACAGTTCCAATAAACTCAATTAATTTATTTCTATCATTACCTCTACCAAGTCCTTGAAGTCCTGTTACTATCTTGGGTTTCACTAACTCATCAGGCAACTTAGGAACTTTGCCTTGTCTTACTAAAAGGTGCATACGTCTTTTAAGATATGGCAGTTGAAATTCTTGAGTCAAGATACTGTATATACCACCAAGACTATTCTCTAACTCTTGTGCCATAAGATTTACTTCCGCTGCTGTTACTCTTTCTGCATCACGTTGAACTGACCTGACCATTAAGAAAGCAGCTTCAAGTCTCATTTCAATTCTTTGTATAACTCTTTCAGAAACAGAAAAATCAGCAGCCTTACCTACTTGCATTACAGAAATATCACCAGCACTTCCTTCTCTAATAGCTCCGTTAGGTGCTTTAGCTAAAGTAGCTGCCCTTGTAATACCATTTGGATTTACAAGAAAAACTGTTTTAGCACTAGCAGCAGCACCTTCAATGATTGCTCTCATCAAAGACTCAAGACTAATCAGATCGCCACGATACTCTTCAACATAACCTCTTCCATAATCTTCTCCGTCTATACGAATAAACCTCAAAGGAATAAATGGAGTTACATCTACTTTTGATCGGCCATCTGTATTTGGTATCTTTTCTCCTTTACATTCTTGAAACCAAAAGAAATCATCATTAACTCTTTTAATAGATGTATATATATCTAAGTCTTCTTTCATTTCTTCTGCGTCATAGTTATCTTTTTTCTTTATCTGTTCTAAAAATTCAAGAGGTAAAGCTTGTGGGTGTACACTTTCTTTTATTAATATTTCTAAAACATTACCAACCTCATCACGCTTACAAACAAACTTTGAAAGTGGATATACTTTAAGTCCTTTATCTGTTAGATATAACAAGACATTGCCTGATACAACAAGATGTTTGAGTGCTTCAAACATAGCAACTCTATCGTTAGATATTTCTATTTGATTCATCAAAGCATTTTCTATTGTTCGTAGTCCTTTATCTATCTCACTTTGCAATGCTTCTTGTCCTTGTTTTTTTATTTCAAGATCATCTATTTCTAATTTAAAAAATGCTGTGCTTGGTGGTAGCAAAGTCATCAACAGTTTGTTTGATAAGCTGTTTACTCCTCTGCTTCCTGTTGCTTGAAAGGGAGTTTTTATTTTTGATCTAGTGCCTGATGTTTGTTCTGGTATCAAACTAGGTATCGTTAGCTTAGAAGATTCTTTAGCTTCTCTGTCATAAACAGATCTACCACTTACGAGTGCTTCATATCTACCTGCTGCGGTTGTACCTTGTGCAGAATATTCCATGTTAAGTTGGATAGTTTAAATTACTAATTTTTTTTGAAGCGTTAAGTAAAGGTATTTGTAAAGATTGAGTACCAAATCTTTTTCCTCCTAAAAATGTAGCAAGTTTAGATTTACCTTTCATCTTGGCAGACTTCTTCTTAGAACCAACTACAACTTTATCAGCAGTTTGTTCTATAGGAGAATCAACTGGTTCTGGTTCTGGTAATGGTGGAGGTGAGGGTCTTCCTAAACACATAATTAAGCAACTCCTGTCTTGCGACCAGTAGGACTAGATTTGAATTTACTCTTTAATCTAGCACTTGCTAACTTCTGTGCATTAGTTTTAGCTGCTTTTAAATTATCTTTTTGTTGTTTTGTTTTAGGACCACTGCCTTTTTTGTATGATAACTTTTTAGATGTAGTTAGGTTTGGATCAACATAAGTTCCTTCTTCTTTCTGTCTCTTTATCTTTAAAGTCTCTGTTGCTTTCGCTGTATCTTTTGGGTTGTCAACTCCTGTCTGTTT